GCCTCGTCCAATACAAAGGTTGTAATGCCATTTAGAGACTTCAGGGCGGCAGTTTGATTACCTGATGATGTTCTGATACCCTTAAAGATAATTGAGTTCTTAGTGGTCAGATTTATGATCTCGTCCTTAGTTATCCTAAAGTCTGACTGAACACCCATAAGGTCTATCTTCTCCACGAACTCAGGGATGATAGATGTCTGTGCTGAGGTCATTGTATATCTACTGAACAATATCTTGTGCCCCGCCTCATAAGTCAGGTTCAACAAGAATACTGCAACTCCAAAAGACTTACCTGAACCACGACCTCCAGTAACTACAAAGTACCTACTTGGGTCCTTAAACAGAGATTGATACTTTGGACTTAATTCTATTCTACTCATCTTCTTCTGTTGATTCTATATCAATCGTGTTGTCAGCGGGCTCGTTATTAAAACTAAAGTTGATCACTGGTGCATTCTTAGTTGGTGCAGGACCAACCTCACCTTTCTCTAGATGATCCAAATACATCTTAATAGCATTCAGCTTTATAGAATTACTTTCTTCTGACTTTATTATCTCAGCTAATTGGGTGAAGATACCTGCGGCACCACCCAACTCTTTAATAGCTACATTCTCAGCTATCTTAGGCAATAGCTTCTTCTTAGCCTCGTTCATTCTAGCAGGCTGAGATGTTACCTGCCCTTTTATCTGCACCTTAGACGGAAGACGCTTATTGTTCTTCCTGCCATCGGTGCTTCGTATCTCATTACTCTTCTCCCTTGCCATAGTTCATTTTGTATATTTGTCTGTATGTGTCAAAAATAGCGTCTGTTATGTTGTTCTTATCGTACTTGTACTCTGTCTCCCTAATGTCGTTCCCCCGCCTGATGACTATGCTATATCTACTACCAGTCTTATAATATCTGCCATCAAACAAGGCTTCAACATTGCAGTAAACATATATGTGCTTTGAAAAGCACCAAGACATCTCTTTGGTTGGGTTTGGTGTTTTAGGGTTTCCAAGACGATGCGGTTGTGCCTTGGGCTTGCCCATTAATAATAAACTCTTTTCTTAATAGATTTAACCATCAAGTCTAGTCTCTCGTAAACCTCAGCCATCTCTTCTTCAGAAAGACCATGGGTCATTGTGTTAAAGTTATTATTACCCATAAGTAAATCTAACTTATGCTGAAGAGCCGCATTCTTTTTCTCAAGTGCGATAATCTTATCAGCGAATGATAGCTTTTCTTCTTCAGGCATAGATGAATCTACCTTAGTTTGATTGAAGAACATCTCTTTCAAGGTCTCATACATATACTTGTATTCTCTTTGTTGCATAGCATAAGGGAACACAACTTCTATGTTGTGCATTACAGTCGCATGAGTCCTGCCAATTACCTTGCCAATCAATGTGTATGTGGCTGGGGTATTGTTGTGGTCATACAAATCTCTACCTAACTTGCAGAATATAGCTCTAGCATAAGTAAGATCTCTATACCTATCCTTAGTATCTATCCTTCTGCCAATCTCTTTCTCAATTATTTTTTTTATACTGATTAACGTGTTTTTCATAAATTTCGGTCATTATGTCTTTAAATATCAAATCACTAACTCTTGAATGCTCATCGTGTGTAAGCACTATCTCGTCTTCTCTTTCGGTAACTTTTTCAGCCTCTCCAAATCTATGAGCCATTACGTCTTCTATAAAGCCTATCGCCATCTTAATGCCATGGCAAGCCTCGTATTGACCTTGCTCTTCTAGTATCATTAAGGCATCTTCATATAAACTAAAATCATTATAAATAAGCCAAGCGTTTAATGTTGCTAAGTATGTGGCGTTTGACACGCCATGCCAAGCCTCTGCATCGTAATTATAAAGTTCCTCTGATAACATAGTTTAAAACAAAATCTTCTGAGTTGTCGTTATTTATAAAAGCCTCTTTGTAGTTTGCTATCGCAAGAGATAAGTCTGAACCACCTCTAGACAAAAAGAACTCGCTACAATCAAATATACCAATATCTTTTGACATCTTGTTCACCACGATAAATATAAACTCACTAGCCCCAAATAACTCTAGATACAGATAAGCCTGAAGCCCATAATTGAAATTCTTTGCTGAGTAAGAGAAATCAGAAATATCGCTAGAGGTTGTCTTGATGTCAATGATTGTTCTTCTGTCTTTAGTGATCGCATCAGCCTTGCCTCTAAATGGGATACCATCTATCATCTTAATAGCGGGAACCTCATAGTCGCAATCTGACAGCAAGTAAGCCGCATCTCTATTCTGTGCAACTGCATTAGCAATCCAAAAAGCATTGTTCACCTCAGACTCTGTGTAAACCTCAAGACCATTAGCTACCGCATCTTTATAAGCCTTGTTAGTTTTGTTGCCTGATACAATAGATAAATCAGTTAGCTTATGAGGCTCTAGTATGTGCATGTGGACCAACTTACCGTCTCTTAATGGCTGAGTATCCTCAGAATGCCTTAAACTAGCCAAGTAAGCCTTTGGAGACTTAAGTAGAGGCTTTGCTGATGAACTGCTAAGAACCTTATCTTTTAGATAGCCATAGTAAAAACTATCGTCATCCATCTTAGCTAGTATATCAGCCTCTTTCCATTTCTCTCCGTTTAGTAATGTAATCATTTATTCTGTTTTAATTTTATTTCCAAATGATACTGACGTCATGTGGTATTTCTTTTCTTCAGCAATTCTGTCGCTTCTGTTCTCTGCGGGTAGTCCCGTTATAGGATTGATACCATAATTCCACCAATCTCTTTCTTCCATCATTATTCTTCTTTAATAAAAACTCCGTTTTCTGTTTTACCTTTTCTATCTTTAATCTCTTCCCAAGCGGCTCTGAGGCATTCTGTTGGATCAATGTTGTTCTGCCAAGCCAATATAATTAGCGTAACAAAAGAATCTCCAATGCCATCTTTAATAAGCCTCTTGTCGCCTCTAGCGATAGATGCGGCAGTCTCGCCTACCTCCTCCATCACTTTCAGCATCTGCCTAGAAACATTCTCTTTCTTAATTAGGTCTCTTGATTCTGCCCATAGCTTAACTGAGTACGCTATGTCATCAAATGTTGGTTCATCCATTTCGTGATTACTACAAGGTGTTTTCATAAGTTTGGTGAATTAAATCACTGAATATATAGTTATTTGGTGAATCTAGAAGTTTCTTACAACTATGCTCACCAAGAATAAGAAGATGCCAATAACGCCAACTAGCGTAACCATCTCTGCAAAGAAATCTAATTTCTTAATTAGCTCTTCGTACTCTTTTTTGTAGTCTGGTTCTAGATCTATCATGGCTTCTTGCTTTCTCTCCATTGAACAGAACATACAGCAAGCCTTTGCTCTGTCATTGGAAATTCTTTAATCATTACTGAATCTGACATACATCTTTGCATGAATTTTTCCAAATTCTCCATGCTATCTGGCTTAGGTAATGGCATAGCTTTAAGATTAATTGTTTAACTCAATTTCCCTTGCGGCATCTCTTCTAGCTCTGACAAACTCAATCTCCCGTCTGAGGTAGTCCATAGCCTTCTCTAGATCCTTTACTTCGTCATCCTTCTTTCCAGCCCGAACAACATACTTGATGATGTTGCCTCTTGTAAAAGAAAGTTGATAATGCTCGGCAAAGTCAATGACATCATAGCCCTTGCCATTTTCATAATGTAATACGCTGCTTCTCATATAATTTATTTTTATTCAAATATATTGAAACAATGTTTATAAGTCAAGTTTTTTAACAAGAAATTACCAAATGGTATAGATGTTTTATGTGATCATAAGAAACTTTGACCAACTCATCCTTCTGTCCCCACTTAGACCTATTGTAATACTTAAGAAAGTCTCTAGAGTTCTCTGTCTTCTCAGTAACATTCTGCTCAACAAATTCTAAAAGCTCTACCCTCTTGAATAATTTAAACACGTTTAGATCCTGAAAGTGAAAGGCTATCCAGTCAGCTTCGCCTTTAAGCCAACCATGATAGCCTCTAGTATTCACCGTCTCAAGCCATATAGAGTCAAGCTTACGCTTTCCTTTGACATCTACACTACCCATGCCAGTATAGAAATCTATATGCTTATATTTATCATCTGATAGAGAAGACTTCTCAATCAATATGTCCATACTCTTGAATAGGTTTAAGAAGACATCTTCAATGTCTCTGCCTACTCCCCAACTATGTGCCCATCTACCATCTGATATTTGTTTGGTTTTCATCTATTGGTACGATTCAAAATACTGCTTCAACTGGTCGTAAGTTGACTTTAAACAAGACCCACAAGATGTAACCTTTTTATTCGCTCTAAAGACACGATTGTAAATTTTGATAAGCATAACCTTATCTTCTCCGCTAACCAAGTTTCTTGGCTGGGCATAAAATTCAGATAAGAATTGAAACTCATCTTCCTTTAAACACTCAGGCTTTCCATAGCGGAACATTTCATTGAGCCTCTTCTTACGCTCATCACATCCGCAATCTTCACCAGCTAAAAACTTAACCGCCGCCTTGATGCCAGTAGCCTCAGTAATCTGCTCAATAGTGTCTCCAAGTCCAGCAGGTTGCTCCTCAAACTTGGCAACCCATTCTTTGTACTCTTTAGTCCTTTTGTCTAAGCTTGAATAGTAAGCTTCGTTTTTTTCATTCTGTTCCATATTAATTAAATTAAGTTGTAATCTCCATTTTTAAAATCTTCCCAGTCTTCTGAGAATTTATCTTTTAGTATTCTCTTATTTGTTCTCATGCTATTGAATATGCTAGTCAGGCTGATGCCTGACCCACTTGCAATATCTCTCAAGCTATAATCTGACTTTAGATACTTTTCAGATAAGATCCTATCGTATCTATGCCAAGTTCTCATCTCATCATTTATCTTAGACACTAGCTTATCAAAGGCATCTTCCATAGCTTCATCAAAGTAGAACTTAGTCTCGTCCTCATCAATAGCATCATCTTCTCTAATCTCAAAACAAACTACTCTACCTGATGACTTCAAATGTGTGCTGTACATATTTCTAAGCACAACATACATAAAGAAGGTATTGACCTCTTCATCATTGTACATGATACGCTTCTCATCCTTTATATAATCGTACATCCTTATATAGAATGATTGAACTATATCATTGGCTGTGTCATAATCGGCTCCAAAGCCTCTGACCATTTTAAGCCAAATCTTGTGGTTGTTTGCTAAGAGTTCAAGCATTTGATATGTATTAAGATGCAATCTTTGTCTGAGTAGTATTTCTTTACGTTGTCCATTGATACAACATTTTGATCCCTCTCCCACACAAGACCCTCCATAGCATCAAATAATGCTTTGTTTAAGTTGTCGTGTAAGTCAGGCTTTGTTACCTTATAGTGTAACTCTCCGTTGTCTCTTTTCTTTTTAGGGAAAGATTTGGGATATTCAAACACATAATGCAACATCGCGATAGCAATTTCTGAATCAGCTTTAAAAGCGACAAAGCCATCAGGGATTTGGTCCCCAATGGCTCGCCTTAACTGCTCCTTGTAATCAGCTATCTTTTTGGGCTGATAGGTCCTGCCAAACCTAGTAACCCTTACTGATTGGTGCGGAACCGCTTTTATTGGTATATTTAGTTTTATTTCCACCTATTAAGTCTAATACATCTATATCTTGATTTGCTACTTCAGGCAAACCCACCGAATTTACAAAAAAACTAAAGTCATCAAAAGATTTTCCTCTACTATTTTTGCATTTTACATCAATTAAGCTAAAATCAAACTCATTTCTTGATAATTGTATCTCAGTTTCACACTTTTTCTGCAAAGCCGAACCTAAATGTCCCGTTGGCTTTGTAGATCCCCAATTACTATGGATGACCGTAATTATGTGACAATTATACTTTTCAGTCCAATACATCAATCTTTGGACAACTCTGTTTGATTCATCTATATTATTAACATCGCTAACCAAGTCAGCAATACCATCTATAATTACTAGACCTAAATTATCAGATGTTCTGATAGCATAGTCTATAGCCAATAGTCTCTCTTGAGACGATAGTCCCCTAAGTCCGTAAGTGCGGTAGCACTCGTTGTCCAATTCACACAAATCAAGAACTCTCCTGAAGGTCCTCTGTGCGTGAAATCTTCCCTGCTCAGTGTCAAAGTGGTAAACACATTTTCCATCTCTATGTCCTTTTAATTTCCCAGTAAATCTATGAGCATTGCCTCCAAGATAAGACGCTGATAATAAGCTAACTAAAAATGTCTTATTATGTTTTGGAGGTGCCGCAATAAAACTAAAGTTACCATAAGTTCCAATAGGTGTTGGATAACTAGAAAATCCATCTTTTGTCTTATAAGAATACTCTCCATAGCTTATGGCTATTGGGGGATGAGATACATGCTCATTAGGGTTAATAAAGCAAGATTCTAAGTAGTATTGAGAAACCAAGTCCGTTTCCACTTGCTTCTCATCGTATTCAATGTTCATTTTGTTTGTCGTTTGTGTAGGTAGTTAGGGGGAGTTTCCTCCCCCGCCACCTTAGTTGTTAGAATGGTAAGTTAATGTCATCAGAAGCGGCCTGCTGAGTTGCCACCTCCTTAGCAACTGAATTGATGTTACCATCAGTCCAAGTAACTTTACCATTTCCAACGTAATTTCTTGGAGATTTTGCTTGTCTCTGTTCAGCGGTCTGCGGATCATAGACAGATACATTGTCTCCAAACTGACTTACCTCGTCATTTACTCTAACGGTCAAGTTGTAGTAGTTTCCTTTTTTGCCCTTAACGATTTTACTTTTGTCCAAATTGTCAAGGTTCAAGCTTAAATTAATTAGTGCACTCATAGTTTTAGTTTAATAATAATTGTTCAACTTCTTTTGATAATGTATATTTAGATTTGATAGATTCAATAGAACCACCTTGGCTTACAAATAGTTTAGCTTTGTCAAACTTCTCACCGCTAGATGGCAAAGATTCTTTACCTTTAGCTTTAGGTTGGCTTGTGTCGTGGTCATTAGTTGAGTCAGGGTCTTTAGTGTCATCAATCAAGAACATACCACCCAAGGCATACTTTCTTGCGTAAGATGAAGATGAACCCGTACTTTGAGCAGGGTCCATACCCTTGCGGTCAGCATAGAATGCTTGACCTGATGTTTCAATAACTGGCTCTGACGAATCGCCAAATACCTTTACCGTAGCCTCTACATAAACCATACCTGCAATTTCTTGCAGTCTGTCTGTGATGATCATGTTTACGTTGTACTTACCTAGTATTGGTTTCAACGCCTCTAGAATATCCTCTTGGTTTCTATACTTGTACTTACCAAAAGAATTGAATTGTCCTTTAGGTGCCTTTAGTTCTGTCTGCACCTTTAGTAATCTTTCTTGCAATGTTAATGTTTCGTTTTTCATGCTTGCAATTAAGTTAAATCATTATTGTTATATATTTCTGATAATACTACCCTTTTGTAATCTTCAGGGCAGTTAGGGTCACATAACTCAAATAAGTATGTTTCCAGCTCACTGATGCGTTGTTTTAGACTAGCTTGCTCTGATAGCAAGGCATCAATCCTAGCTTGTTTAAATGTTAATAGTTCGTGCATATCCGTTTATTTTTGTCAAACATACTACTTATTTTTATCTAAGCAATAATTTTAACAAACTTTAACATTTTAGACAGCAAAGGGGCCGAAGCCCCATTTACCGCACAAACAAACGAAAAGAAAACAAAACACAAGATCACCAAAGGTATAAAGAAGGTGATTTTAACATATCGGTATCAAAGTAAACTACATCTCTGCTAATAGCAATTCTAGTTACGCCTTGTTCAATTAAAGAGCGAACAAGCTTCATTCTCTTCTTGGGACCTACACATCTTATTCTGATGGCTTGACCAATGCGATGACTATCGTTAGATAATAATCCCATCTTATCAGCATAAGTCTTTGATGTATATCCAAGAACTATATTAGGTATAAAGTCATATCGCTTCGCTGCTCTGTCTAAAGCAACTACTGGCTCTCTTTCCATAAAGCGATAACCGCTACCACGAACATCAGGGCTGTCAAACATGGACCATCTTAAGACAGATAATCCTTCTGTATCAAACTGATCTTCTTTACTC